GCTTCGGCAGTGAAGAGCGGCTTCAAGAACGCCGGTCTCGCTGCCAAGACCACCACCAACGCCAAGTCGAAGGGGTTCAGTAACTCCTTCAAGGTCGGACAGCACCTCGGAAGCCACAAGATGGCCTACGGCGCAGGCGCTGGACTCGCAACAGGAGCAGCAGGAGGAGCAGTGGCTCAGAACCAGTTCGGAAAGTCGGCGTCCTTTGCCGATGAGATCCGCGAGAGCCTCTCCAAGGCTCTGGGTGATGCGGAGCGCGACGAGGTCATCAGCAAGGCGATGGAGCGGGTCGAGGCCCTCTCTGAGTCCCTTGAGGTTGCCGAGGAGATCGCTAAGAGTGAGCGCGACCTGCGCCTCACCCGCGAGTACGTCGAGGTCGCCAAGGCCTACAACATCCCCGTGGACCCGACCGATCTTGGTCCGGTGCTCATGCGGATGGCTGAGGTCATGGACGACGCTGACCTTGAGGTTGTCCACAAGGCGCTCTCCAGCGCCGGGTCGATGATCTTCGATGAGGTCGGCTACATCGGCGGCGGTGACAACATCGACGTGCTCTCGCAGGTCGACAGCATCATCGACGGCGCGATCCAGAAGAACGCAGAGGGTGCGAATATCTCCAAGGCCGAGGCCATGGCTGACTTCTTCGCTCAGAACCCTGCCGCGTACGACGAGTACCTCGCTGACAAGCGCGGTTTCTGAGAGAGGGAGGGTAGAGAAGCATGGCTTACGAAGAGGGTCTCCGGTCCCTGACCTTCGACGCTGACGCGTCGATTGTCGCCACGACTGGTGTGTCGCAGCAGAAGACGCTGTCGATCAGCAACAAGGTACTTACCAGCAACGTGGTTACGCTTACCACGTCCACCGTTCATGGCCTTGTTACCGGTCAGAACATCACGGTCTCCATGACCACGGGTGACACCGACAAGGCGACTCTTGACGGTACCTTCGTCATCGCCTCGGTTCCCTCGGAGACCACGTTCACCTACGCGAAGACGGCGTCCAACATCTCGACGGCTGCGGCCACGGGTACGGTCATCGCCTCGGTCCCGAACCCGAAGGGGTTCCAGTACCGCTACGTTAAGTTGAGCGCCGCTCGTACTGCTGCTCTCTGCAACACCACCTCCAACGAGGTGGCCATCGGCGTCCTCCAGAACAAGCCGCAGATCGTTGGCGCTGCTTGCACGGTGGCTACCAACGGCATCTCGCTTGTCGAGGCTGGCGGCGCAGTGACTGCTGGTGAGCCGGTCAAGGTTGACTCCGTGGGACGCGTCGTGAACGCCACTCGCGGTACTGATATCGCCGTGTATGTGGGCGCAGCCGTTACGGGTTCGACCGCTGCTGGTCAGTTGGTCTCCGTCTTCATCAAGGTTAGTTAGGAGGATAGAGACTCATGCCGAACCCCACTCAGAGTGATCTTCACGTTAATGTTCCGCTCACGAACGTGTCGGTTGCTTACATCCCGAAGCAGTCTGACTACATCGCCACTGACATCTTCCCCAAGGTGCCCGTGCAGAAGCAGTCGGACATCTTCTGGAAGTACAGCAAGTCGGACTGGCGTCGTACTGACGTTGTCCGTCGTGCGCCTGGTACCGAGTCCGCAGGTGTCAACTGGAACCTGACGACCGATACCTACTACGCCGAGGTCTTCGCGGTCCACAAGGACATTGACGACCAGGTGCGGGCCAACGCTGACTCCAACTTCAACCTGGAGTCGGACGCGACGAAGTTCCTCACGAACCAGTTGCTCCTCAAGCGTGAACTCGACTTCGTCACGAAGTTCCTCTCCTCTGGCTCTGGTTGGGCCACGACGTACACCGGTGTTGCCGGTACGCCGAGCACCAACCAGTTCAAGCAGTGGAGCGATGTTTCTTCGGACCCGCTGAACGACATCGCCACCTGGGTGATCAACTTCCGCCAGTTGACTGGCTACGCGCCGAACACGCTCGTCCTCGGCCCGTACGTCATGAACGCGCTGAAGAACCACCCGGACCTGGTCGACCGCATCAAGTACACCCAGCGCGGCATCGTCACTGAGGACCTCGTCCAGAGCCTCACCGGTATCGCCAAGGTGAAGGTCATGTGGGCGACCCAGGCTTCTGTGGCGCAGTTGAACGACGTGGTGACGCAGGACCAGTTGGCGACCTACGCCTTCATCTCGGACTCGGCTGGTAAGTCGGCGTGGCTTGGCTACTCCGCTCCCGGCCCGTCGCTGATGGAGCCGACCGCTGGCTACACCTTCACCTGGAACGGTTACCTCGCGGGCAACTCCGAGGGCATCCGGATCAAGTCGTTCCGCATGGAGCACCTGGCGAGTGACCGCATCGAGGGCGAGATGACCTACGCCCTCAAGCAGGTCGCTACGGACATGGGCGTCTACATCGCCTCCCCCATCGCCTGACCTAGTTAGTCTGCTGGTGGGGAGGTAGGGGTCTCTAGCCCTTACCTCCCCACTGAGACAAGGAGTTGTAATGCCTGCTTGGCAGATCTCTAAGGGCGTCATCATGGCGAAGCGTCTTCGCCTCGGTAGCGCTGGCTTCGTTAACGTCGCCACCGCACTGACCGGCACCCAGGCGATTGACCCTGCGTCGATCTCCGCTGGTGCCATCGGCTCTATCACCATCACCGCGACTGGCGTGCTGGCTACCGACCTGGTTCAGATCGAGGCCCCGGCCACGCTCTCTGCCGGTCTGGTCGTGCAGGGCTTCGCAGTCACTGCTGACACCATCACGGTGAAGTTGATGAACACCACCGCCTCTCCCATTGATGACACGTCCAAGACGTGGACGTGGAAGGCAGTCAGGATCGTCACGCCGTGATCTACGTAGCGCGGAAGAAGTTCACCGGCAACGGAGTGGACTACCTTCCTGGAGACATCGTTCCTGATGTCGACTCGTGGCCTCGTCCGGAGAGTGTTGTTCGGGCGGGGTACGTAGTCCTTCAGGACGACCAGACGCCCACTGCGCCGGTCGAGATCAAGCCTGTGAGGGCCACGCGCAAGCCTAAGGAGTGACCGTGGTCAACGCGTTCGGCGTCGAGCACACTGTCTTCTCCAAGGCGGCGATGACTCCTGAGGAGCGTGCGGCCAAGAAGGCTGAGCAGATCCGTCAGATGGAGTTGCGCGGGATCAAGCCCAAGGAGGCTGCTCCTGCCAACCCTCCCAAGCCGCGTCGCACCTCTCCTTCGCCTGCTGCCCGTGAGCGAGTGACCCGCCCTGTTGCTGGTCCTCCCACGGGCATCAAGCGTGCCACCTGGGAGATCACTCGTTCCCAGACGAAGAACTGGGCCATCGGTGCAGGCGTTGCTGCTGGAGCGGCATATGGCGCGAAGAAGATCGCTGACCGTAATCGTCGGGTCTCCAAGTCTGAGCGGACTCGTGATGCAGGCGCTACTGCGCTCGGTGGAGGTGCTGGTCTTGCCGCCACTAAGACTGCTCGTAACGTCGGTGGCTGGATTGGTCGAGAGACCGTCAAGGATCAGCGTCACGCCAACTTTGGACGTGAGCACCAGAAGACAATGCGGGAGCACAATCACAAGTACGGGGCTGTGACTCACAACCCTGACGTTGACTTCGCGGGCAATAAGAAGGCTCGTTACAACTACTTCCGCAACTACCCCAAGAACGTTCCTGGCGGCAAGGGCCAGCGACTGCTCGCTCTTGAGGGACACCCTGCGGTCAAGCGTCCTGTGCTGGTCGCTGGGACTGTTGCTGGTGCTGCTGCTGCTCACCACTACGCGCAGAAGCAGAAGGTCCACAAGATGGACTCTGGTCCTACCCGCAGCCACGAGAAGAAGCGCGTTCCTGACTACGTCTCCCCTCTGCTCCCTGCTTCTACCGTGCGGGCCTACGACAACTCTCGCGCGCACAAGCGAGAGGCTGGTGTGAAGAACTTCGCCGCCAAGGGTGGGCTGGGCGCTATCGGAGGCACTGCTGGTCTGCTGGCTTCTGCCGTGGCTGTCCGCAAGATTCCTGCTCTGAGGAACGGCGTGAAGTTCGGCTCCAAGAAGGCCGTGAGTAGAGACACCCTGCGAGGATGGACCCAGTCCACTGGTGCTGGCGCTGGGGCTGCTGCTGGTGGTGGCATCGGTGGTGCGTACTCCTTGAAGCGCATCCAGGAGAACCCGAAGTACCGCTACGAGCGAGGCTAGGAGCAGACAATGGCTGACATCGTCCTGCACTCGGGTGATCGTCTCCCCGTTGTCGACTGGACCTTCTACAACACTGACGGCACTCCGATGGACCTCACTGGGGCCACGGTCACGTTCACTGCGTACAACGCCACAAACACGATCATCAACCAGCAGTCCTGCACCATCGTCAACGAGGACTACGGAC